GGTTCCTTGCCGTTTTGATTCACCGGGGGTTGAAAGAAATGGGAGCTTGGAAAGACATTCCCGGCTTTGAAGGGCTGTATCAAGCATCAAATACTGGCTTGATTAGAACTTCGCCCGGCAAAACAACATCAAACAGGAAATATGCTAAAAGGGTTTGGCAGGTGCGAGTGTTGCGCCATAAATACAAGGTCAACAAAAAGCGGCGTGATGCTGCTGTGACACTTTGGAAAGACGGAAAGTGCAATGATTATTTAGTTTCACGCCTTGTTGCTTCAGCTTGGGTTCCCGGATGGGCTGAGAACATGACAGTGAACCACATTGACGGAAATCCGATGAACAACAACGCTTCAAATCTTGAATGGGTTACGCTTGAAGAAAACATAAAAAAAGCGTTTTCTGAAGGCTTGTATCAAAAAGTTCAGCAGCCTGTTGTTCTTGTTGGTGATGAAACCAATATGCATTTTTCGTCAATGTCAGAAGCAAGCCGGGCAATTGGCAGAAACATCGGCTATGTGTCAGCTTGCGTGAAAAAAGGCATCACAGCGAACGGAACTGACGGAAAATCATATTGTGTACAGCTTTTAAAAAGGTAGGTGAAGCAAGATGAAGGCAAAAGTGAACAAATACCGCAACAAGAAGGTCACGGTTGACAACATCACTTATGACAGCGTGAAGGAAGCGTTGCGCCACAAGGATTTGCTCCTGCTCGAAAGGGCAGGAGAAATCCAGAAGCTCGAAAGACAGGTTGAATATATCCTGATTCCTTCACAGCGCATCAACGGCAAGGTTGTTGAACGGCCTGTTAAGTACATAGCTGATTTTGTTTACCTTGATAAATTCGGCAAGCTGATTGTTGAAGATGTGAAAGGGCTTCGGACAAGGGAATATGTCATAAAACGTAAATTGATGCTTCAGCAATACGGCATCAGAATTAAGGAGACATAAACATGATGAATTTCTGGATAATACTTGTTGCCGCAATAGGCGGCTGTGCTTTGGGTGTATTTGGAACGCTGCTTTTTATTCTGATATATACAGAACAGTATGAAAGCGCAGGAAGTGAGTGGTGGGACGATGACAATTAACGAATATCAGAAGGCGGCATTGAGAACCGCTGACGCAGTTTCTTGCCCTGGCCTGCTTGTAAACGGTGTAATGGGGCTGTGCGGTGAAGCAGGTGAATGCATAGACCTTGTGAAAAAGTGGCTGTTTCAGCAGCATGAACTTGATTATGTACACCTTGCAAAAGAACTTGGTGATGTTGCCTGGTATTTAGCTGTTGCAGCTTTTGCAATAGGCTATGACCTTGAAACAGTCATGCAGATGAACATTGACAAGCTGCTGAAGCGTTATCCTGAAGGATTTGATGCTGACAGGTCACAACACAGGGAAGAAGGTGACATCTGATGACAAGGGAAGATAAGCGCAGAGCCATTGAAGAATACTGCTATACATCAAGCGGTGGTTGCGATGTTTGCCCATTGGGCAGCATCGTCACTGAGAATGAAAACTGTTTCTCTAACGATGATTTGCCAGTGGACATCGACCGAAATTATAAAATTCTGTTCGGTGAAGTAACTGAAGTAACTGAAGTAACTGAAGAAAATCCCTATTGGGAACGCATCACAGCCCTTGCAAAGCGGCAGCGTGAAAAAGGCATGTCCAAGTATGGACAGGGGCTTGATGATAATCCTTCTGACATCATAAAGCGGATTGAACACCTTCAGGAAGAACTTATTGACGGCCTTATGTATTGCGAATGGATAAAGGACAAGCTGTCAAAAGGTGGTGAAAGTATTGAATAATTCAATGGCTTATGATTGCCCTTTCCATCAAGGCTTAATATGCGACAATCGCAAATGCAACAAATGCGGTTGGAATCCCAAGAACAAAGAACTGCTTGAAAAGCGCATTGAAAAACTCAAGGAAAGGAAGAACATGAAATGACAGTTTCAAAAGCAACGCAGAAGATGAACATCCTGAAATACTGTGCAGAACACGGTTCAATCACCATCCGTGATGCCTTTGAAAAGCTGCACATTAACAGTCCTTCAAAGCGCATCAGTGAACTTCGGCATTCAGGCTATGATGTGCAGTCTGTCAGGGAAACACGGATAAACGCTGCCGGGAATGAAGTCAGGTATCTTCGGTATTTCATCAATGAACCTGAAAGGGGTGCTGTGAATGCTTGATGCACTGAAGGTTGAAGTCAATCCTGACGGTTCAGCAACTGCACATGTCGGTTCTTCATATCGGACTTTCACTGATGGCAGCAGCAAAGAAAACCTGATGAACGCTGCAAAGTGGGCAACTGATCTGCTTTATGATTTAGAAGGTGAAGAATTTGGCTGATGTCAAATGGATAAAAATCACCACAGACATTTTCGATGATGAAAAAATTCTGCTGATTGAAAGCCTTCCTGATGCTTATGCAATCATAACAGTCTGGTTCAAGCTTCTTTGCCTTGCCGGGAAGATGAACAACAGTGGTGTGTTTATGATGAATAACCGTGTTGCCTATACAGGCAAGATGCTTGCAACAATCTTCAGGATGAAGGAAACAACAGTTCAGCTTGCCCTTCAGACCTTTGAAAACTTCGGTATGGTTGAAATCATAGACGATGTTATTACTATTCCGAATTGGGGAAAGCATCAGAATCTTGACCAACTTGAAAGCAAGAAGGAATACATGCGGAACTATATGCAGGAATACAGGGCAAAGCAAAAATCAATCACAGCAGGTGAAGCTAACTGTAAAACTAACAGTAAAACTAATGTTAGCGAAGCAGAAGGAGATATAGATAAAGATATAGATATAGAAAGAGATAAAGAGAAGATAGATTATAAAGGCATTTGCAATGCCTTCAATGAAATCTGTGTTTCATTTCCTTCTATACGTTCTTTATCTGAAGCAAGGAAAAAGGCTATCAAAGCCCGGTTGTCTATATACAGCATAGATGACTTCAAAACGCTGTTTGAAAAGGCAGAAGCTTCTTCATTCCTTAAAGGCAGCAATGATAGAAACTGGACAGCAACCTTTGACTGGCTGATAAAAGATGCAAATATGGCAAAGGTGCTTGACGGAAACTACGATGACAGGAAAGGCAGTGAAGCCCATGTTGGAAAAAATCAAAATGGAAGACTTTCAGATTCATCTTCCGGGGAATATGGAACATACTTATAAACCTATGTCACAGGAAGAAAGGGCAAAGTATGATGCCGAATCTTTCAATTCATCAATCGGCAACAAGGATGATGAAGATGGATACAACTGCAATATCTGTCATAACAAAGGCTTGATAATGAGGGCGTATGAATATTCTGAAGGCATCTGGACAACAACTTCTTCTGTCTGTAAATGCATGGAAGTCCGGGCAACTATCAAGAAGATGAACCGAAGCGGCCTGAAGAACATTATCCGTGATTACACCTTTGACAAGTTTCAGGCGGTGGAACCTTGGCAGCAGACCTTGAAAGATGCTGCCAAGGCATACGCTGAACAGCCTGAAGGATGGTTCTTCATCGGCGGTCAATCAGGTGCAGGAAAAACGCATCTTTGCACGGCAATCTGCCGTGAATTCCTGCTTGCCGGGAAGTCAGTCAAATATATGCTGTGGCGTGATGAAGTTGTCAAGCTGAAGGCAAAGGTCAATGATCCTGATTACAAGGACATGATTGACCAATATAAAAATATTGAAGTGCTTTACATTGATGACCTATTCAAGACAGGCAAGGCAGCAGACGGCAGCAAACAGAAGCCTTCCGGGGCTGATGTGAACATTGCCTTTGAAATCCTGAACTTCAGATATAACAATCCGAAGCTGTACACGGTCATTTCAAGTGAAAGCACTATTGATGACATCCTTGACATTGATGAAGCAACAGGCGGCAGGATATTTGAAAGGGCAAAAGCTTTCAGCCTGAAGCCTGACAGAAAGAAAAACTACAGGCTGAAGGGGGCTGTCGAACTGTGACTGATGAAGCGTACATATTATCACAAGAAAACCGGGATAAAAAGATAACTGCCCATTCTGCCGCAAAGCGTGTGGGCAAGCGGAAAAGGGTAACATTCCCTTCTGACATGATGACAAAAAAGGAGATTAAAAAAATGAGCGGAGAAGTTAAAACCTATAACCTGAAAAATCCTATGAAGTGGGCAGAATACAGAACTTTGCCTGATGACCTGAAGAAAGCACATCTGACAAGGTTGCATGAATTGTACAATGCATCAAACGTCAAAATTGCGGCAATGCTCGGCGTGTCAGACTTCACAGTCCGCAAAGAAGAGAAAAGGTTAGGCATTGCACCAAAGCCGAAGTATATCAGAACATCCCCTGAATGGGAAAGCTTTGTGAAGTGGGGAACTCCTGAACGAGAAACAAAGGAAAAGGAAGTTGTTATAGAAACAGCACAGCCTGTTGAAGAAACAATTTGTGTTGCCGAACCTGATCCTGCCGTTGCAGTTTCCCCGGCTCCTATTGCTGATAAGCCTTCTGAAGAAGTTGTCTGCTGTGACAGAAGTTTTGAAGCAGAAGCAGAAAAGGCAAAGTGTGAAATAGCTTACCTTCGTGAAAGAAATAGAGCCTTGGAAAATGACAACCTGATTCTTAAAGCACAGATGGCAGTTGTCGAATTGATATTCGGAAACAGGAGGTGAAGAATGTGGCAATAAATGAACACGGCATTGTGTCAGCTTCAAAGCTTGAACTGCTGGCAATCTGGCTGTTTGATGATGATCTGTTTCGGCTGCTGCCGTTCGGTGAATGGCTTATTCGGTGTATAGGTCAGGGGGTGAAGGTGAATGGCTGATTTGAAACCTTGTCCCTTTTGCGGTAGCAACGATATAAGCGGCACACAGCACCTTAATCCGAATAACTTTGAAATAATCTGCATGAATTGCTTTGCAAGAATAAGGCGGTCAGCAAAGCGCAAAGCAATAGAAGCATGGAACAGGAGAAATAACAATGAATGACTATTCTGATATTTGCTACGAATGCACAGGATATGGTGATGACTACTTCGAAAATGCAGAGGGCGAATTAGAATGTGCCTGTTGGACTTGTCCCTATTTTCATGATGGAGATTATGCCGATGAATGAATTCTTTTGCAAGCTGACAGGCGGTCACAGATATGCTGATATTAATCTGCATGTTTCCTGCAAAGATGCAGTTTGGACTATTAAAAACCGCTGTATCAAATGCGGCAAAGAATGGCAAGGCAGACTGCATGGCTCAGCGTGGTTAAATCAGATGAATAAGGAGAAAAAACTATGATGGATATGAATGAATATTTCCGCATATATGCACCGTGGGAACCGGGAAACCACTGCTGTGTTCTTTGCAAGAAATGCATTGACGGCTGTTCATGGGCAAATGAATTTGTGCCTGTCAAGGGATGGAAAGCAAGAATGACACTAACAGCAGACGGTAAGCCGTATAGTTATAAAATCTTTTACTGCCCGGAATTTGAAGAAGGGGATGCGGCAAAAGGCCGGGACTATGATAAAAACGGTTATCTTGCCTTGCTTGAAGCTGTTTACCATGATGCCGCCAATGATTATAAAAAAGCATACAAGCGAAAACTGAAGGCTGAACGGCGTAATGATAAAGCATCACGGAAAGAAATTGAAAGTGCTGAAGGTGTGATGCATAGTTGTTCATTCCTTTTGGGTGATTGGACGGAAAAGCTTAAAAAAGTGGTTGAAGAAGAACTGGCACAGGAAGGAGTGGAGTGAATGAATAAGACTTGCGGAAACTGTGCCAACTATGACCGCAAAATTGGTTTCGCTCAGATTTGTACCAAATGCATCTATGACCAGTATGAAAATGATGAGCCAAGCGAATGGAAGCCCGGCAAGCATTTCACCAATGCAGATGCTATAAGGGCTATGAGTGATGAAAAATTGGCGAAAGTGATTTCTCCCCATGTTGCTGTGAGGTTTGCTTGTAATTGCCGCAAGGATTGGAGCGAAGAAATTTTGAACTGGCTCAAACAGCCTTTTGAAGGAGAATAAAGAATGAGGTTGAATATACACGAAAGCATATATGTCGCAATACTAAACTACATGAAGCGGCACAATTGGGAGCCTCCCGCTAAAATAGTGATGTCCAAAGATGCGTTTATGAAAGCTCTATCGAAAGACTTAATTGATTTCAGAAAATTCCCCGAAACTTATATGGGTATCCCGCTTAATATTACTTTTGAACCCGGTATATACATTCACTTATGCGAACCAAGCATAAACCTTTTTCCCGAGATAAACGAAAATGTAATAAGGACAAACAAGGAGAACACCGATGGATGATAGAGAAAGACTTATTGAGTTTTTAGACAATGCAACCGTCACTCAGGGGATTTATATGGGGAAAGACAAACCAGTATTTACCCAAGAGGTAAAAGCTATCGAAAAACGTCATGTTCCAGAGCTTGCCGAATATCTCATATCCCACGGCGTGACAGTACAGAAGCAGGGCGAAGCAGACAACATCGAAGTGCAGTTTATAGGCATAGAACAGCCAGACCGCACAAAAGAAATCTATACATTTGTATTCGATTTTAAAATTAACGGTGTTGACCATCACTATAGGCAGACATTAACGCCACAGCTTTTTGAAAACTTTGGATATAAGAAAGAAAAGCATGGGCGGTGGGAATACCACGACTGTGTATGTACTGGGGAAGGATTGGCGGCAGTGTATTCTTGTTCGGAATGTAACGCCTGTATTGACGAGGAAGCATTTGAACAGCTTCACACTACAATCTACTGCCCCAACTGCGGTGCGAAAATGGACGGTGAAGCATGAAAGCTTATAAGGCATGGGATGAGCGGAGTTGTGAGCAAGGCAGCACGGTTGTATTTGCGGAAAATTACAAAGAAGCAAAGAAAATTGCATTCACGACAGAGACTTGCGAGGACGCTTTGTGGATAGATGTGCGTGTTCGCCGTTTTCCCCAGATGGATGCACATTATCGTGGCTTGTGTGAAATAGATTGGTATAACGCACAAGACCGTATAGCGTTAGTTTCTTTGGGATGGAGTTGCATAGAAGCATTACCGTTTGAATGTTCACGCTGTGTTGCAAGAAAGATATGCAGGGGCGAAGAATGAGTATTAAAACAATCATTGAACATCTGCGTTGGTGGGCTTTCAACTGTGACAGAACCAACAACGGCTGTCAGGGTTCAAAAACCATTTATGCGGCTGCTGAATTGCTTGAACAGTACAAAGCACGGCTTGAAAATGAAGCTGCAAGGGAAGTGTGCCGTTTCTGTGGTGCTGAAAAGTGTGTGGGGCGTGACAACTGTCCTTCAATCATTGCATATGTCAGGAGGGTGACCGATGCCAAAGAATAAAGGTATATTTCGCATCTTCAGGACAAGGGAAGAACTTCAGGCACATGATGAAGACATTCGGCACTTCACAAGGGTGTTCACCTTGGATCATGTCACACTTGCCCTTGGCAGAATGGGATGGCGTGAAAGCAAGTTCAGGGAATTTGATAGCAAGCTGACCGAAGTCTACAAGGAATACATGAACGAATATTCCGATGACCTGAAGAATGATAAACAAATGTGGTACAGCAAAGGATGCCTTGACCGGGAACTGAAGCAATACACAGGTTCCTTGTTTGTGCCGTATGAACAAAGGTACATATAATCTGAAAGAAGGTGATGCTGATGTCTGAACTTAATACAAAAGACTTCTTGCAGCAGATAGAACTATTTGACAATCACATAAACAACAAGCTTGAAGAACTGGAACGGCTCAGGTCACTGACATTAAAAATCACAAGTTCACTGAAGCAGGATGTTGTGTCTGCTTCAGGAAGTCAGGACAAGCTTGGTGATGCCGTTGCAAAGATAGTTGACTTGCAGAATGAAATCAATCAGTCTATTGACTTATACGTTGACAGGAAGCGTGAAGTGAATAGTGTGCTTGAACAGATAACGGATGTTGATTATCTGCAAGTGTTAAGCAAGCGTTATCTGCTGTATGAACCGTGGGAACAGATAGCAATG